ACAATAAAAATGGCATATGAGATGATTTTTGATTGTCATGCCCATAGGCCATCTTTGGTTTAAATGACATTTACTGAATATCCCTATTTATACACAATACAATGGAGCACCACAGGTATCGGTATTCAGACCTTACGCATTTTCGTTGCCCTCTGTTTTTTTGATGAGTTCCTGCATTAATTCTTGGGATTTTTTATAGTCCCAGCTTTTTTCATCCGGTTTTATGTTATTCAAAGCTGATTTTATTTTTTCTTTTTCCTGTTTGGTTCTTACAAGTTTAATGGCTAAAGCTATTGAAGTGAAGTGCCAATCCCAACCTTTAAGCAAATCATTCTCAAAGAGGGTAAGCAAACAGTTGAACAGTTCGTCATGTTGTATTTTGTTTAGTTTCGATTCGGTAAGTATATTCAAGACTTCAAAAGCATTTTCTATACTACCGCCTATTTGTCCATCGCTGTCATCTGCATTATGACTAATCACATTTAGCATTTCCTCTATAGTAGCCAATGCAACGAACATGGATTTTTGAATCTTTCCTTTTTTTATATCGGACATTGCTTCTTCGGTCATTTCGCTGACAATATGACCGAGGCGTCTCGCTTCCTGATAGCCTATAAAACCATATTTATCAGCGTATACCTTTGCTAAGGTCTGTAGCTGTCTGTTATAAAGTTCTTTTGATTCCGGATATAAAAGATGAACATGTTTTGCTACAAATAATTGTCTGTATTTACTGTCATTCATACAAGTTTCATGAACAAAAATTTTCAAGGCATCGTGGGATAAAATGTCAAGAAGTTCTTCTGCTTGTTCTGTTACCGATTTTTCCATTTGTTTATCTTGTATTGCAATAGTATTCTGCTGTGAAACTTTACAATGGTAAAACTTAAACTGATAGCAAAGTTACTGATAAATCAAGAACGCAATACAATTAAGGCATTGAAAAATCAGAAAAAGAATAATATCATCCGTTTATTTCGTCAATCCTTACACTCATCCACATAAAAGTGTGGATTTTTTACACACTTGTCCCGATGAAATCCACAATCCGTTTTTGTTGATATTTGCGGTCTTTATTTGTATATGCCAATATATCAGAGACTTATGCTGGATAGCGCGCTGTGTGGGTGTTTGTGGCATGCGCTTTGTTTATATAATACTAAATTAGATATTATCCTTCCCGAGATATTGTTTTCTGATTAGATATTTGATTAGAAAAAACTTATCGATTTTAAATCCGCTTCGCCTGTGAAGGTAAAGCGGATTTTGTTTTTATCAGAATTCGAAACCAAGAATTCGGAATTCTTGTATTTGCGTATAATGAAACAGCTGATTGTGTGTGTGCTGGAAAACGGAATAAAACAGATGTGTGTATACTTCTATAGGCATGTAATTATTTCATCCTCATACTTTTTTATTGTAATTAGAAAAATGAGTTGCTTTCCTAGTATGCTTTTTGACACAATTCTCTTATTCTAATACTTTAATTTTGTAAAAGATACACAGTTGAGAGGTTTTTAATTAAATTAAGAGGGGAATGATGGAGAATTACTTTTTAGATGAGTTGATAACGATGGTGAAGAAGCGACTTCCTAAGGAACAAAATCTTGCAAATTACCTGACGGATACTTTGTGTTTGGGAAAAGAGGCAATCTACCGCAGGCTTCGGGGAGAAGTTGCTTTTACTATTAGTGAAGTTGCATTGCTTTCTACAAAACTGGGACTTTCCATAGACCAAATTATAGGTAACCATTTTTCAAATAGGGTTACTTTTGACCTAAATATGCATTCATCCAATGTGCTGGATAGCTATTATGAAATTCTTTATCGTTATCTTCAGATATTTAACTATGTGAAGGGTGATAACACTACTGAAGTATATACAGTGTCTAATGTACTTCCTTTCACACTTTATTCTTCCTATGAATATTTGTCCAAATTTCGTCTTTGTCGATGGATTTACCAGTACGGGCAGATGAAAATTCCTAATTCTTTGTCGGAAATGCAGATGGACGATCGAGTAGTCCAGGTACATAAACAATTGACTGAAAGTGTAAAACAATGTCGGAAAACTTTCTTTATCTGGGATACTCATATTCTGCTGTCTTTTGTTGAAGAAGTTAAATACTTTGCAAGTCTGAATTTAATTTCACGGGACGATGTTCTCCACATGAAAGAAGAACTCCGCCAATTATTGTCTTCTATAGAAGCTTTGTCTATCAAGGGTGAGTTCGGGGAAAATCGGGAAGTCTATTTTTATTTGTCCAATATTCATTTTGAGGCGACTTATAGTTATATAGAAAAACAAGATTTCCGTATTAGCATGATACGGGTTTATTCAATTAATTCCATGGATTCCCAGAGTTCGAACATCTGCCAAATGCAACATGATTGGATTCAATCACTGAAACGTCATTCCATTTTGATTTCCGGGAGTGGTGAAGCCCAGCGTATCTCTTTTCTTGAAAAGCAATATGCTATAGTGGATACTTTATAAAGCCGGTTTTCCGGATTTGTTTTTTGATTCTTTTGGACTCTCAGGTATCTTCTGTTGGGGGATAGGAAAGTGACTCCTATAGGATTCAAACCTATAACCTTCTGATCCGTAGTCAGATGCTCTATTCAGTTGAGCTAAGGAGCCTTAGATTTTAATTATCTTGAGGATATTGTAAAAGTGACTCGCATAGGATTCAAACCTATAACCTTCTGATCCGTAGTCAGATGCTCTATTCAGTTGAGCTAGCGAGCCATACTTTTGTACAATAATGTGCAATCTGTATTTAGACTTTCCCATAGGGATTTGAAGTGATCGCGACAGGATTCAAACCTGTAACCGGCTGATCCGTAGTCAGCTACTCTATTCAGTTGAGCTACGCGACCATTATTTCTCGATTGCGTGTGCAAAGGTAGTGCTTTCTTTTTTATTTGCAAGTATTTTCTACATCTTTTTCGGAATCAATCCAACATTTTAGGGTTAAAGATTAGGTATCCGATATTCAGGCCAAAGTTGAAATTCTTAGCCGGATAACTGTAGCCGTTGGCATACAGGCTGATAGATGCGAAAGGCAGTTGTAGTACCACGGCTGCTTCCCCCATGTATTTAAATGAATGAAGAAATTTGCCGTAATAAGGGAGTGCAGTGTATTTTTCGTTCTCCTGAGTGCCATTCTTTTTTATTTCGTATAAAGGAGCAAATCCGTACATATCCAGACGGAAATGAAGTAATTTGCTTAACTTTAGGATGGGAGATACTCCGAATGCGACATATTGGTTGGCTCGGAATGCTTCGTTAAATACAATCTGGCTATGTGGAGTAGGAGTAAAAGCCGGAGCTTGAAGAACGGAAGCTGTGTAATTGTTCATCAGGTTTTTACTGGATATGACAAGTTCGCTCGTTAAACCGAGGTTGAATCGATTGTTTAACGTCAGATATTGTTCCCATTCTCCTTTCATTTGTAGCCAGCTGTGTATATTCCGGGGAATAGGTTTACCCAATGAAATAGGAGAGGGCGTATATTTTTCGATGCCTGTTACATATTGTGCAACCAGAAATTGCTTTCGTCCGGAGATGGGGTATTGTTTATAATCCAACGAATTCCGTTCTATACTGAGCGAACCGCAGAAAAGATTATACCAGCTATGGTCGAATGTGGCATTTGGAAATGTCATATTAGAAGTCTGAAAGTAGAAGTCGTTCAGTCGACCATAGGCAAACCCGATTTCAGCTTTTGCCCGGTTCAGAAACGGAAAACCCAGTTTCAGTTTCATGTATAACTCTTTTTGCCTGATGAAAGCCGGTAATACATCTTCATAGAATAGAGATTGACTTTCGGAATATTTTTTATCGGAAAATACTCCTTGCCAGTTCAAATAGGTCGGTATACGTGTCTGTAGGTAAATACGTCCGTTCAGTAATACCCCGCTAAAAGAGTTTCCCACTTGGAAATTGGAATTTACATCCGCGGCAAATCGCCCCAAATATTGATAACCTAATCCCAGAAACAGTTGGTTTGCTTGATAGGAGGATACATTTCCCCCGAAACCTACTGTTATTTCTTCCTTCATTTTTACATCCAGATATAGGTCGAATTTCTTTTCTTTCCGGTTATAGACAGCATGTGGAAGAATTTCTTTGATTTTTGAATACGTCAACATTTTGAAATAAGCCCGTTTAAATTCTTCCATCGAAAATTCGTGGTTGATGTCACGATGCAATTGGGCTTCTATATATTTACGTTGTGCTTCATTTACTCCCGTTACATATATATTCTGGAAAATTAAGGGAGGAAGCCCTTCTTTATAAGCCATCCTGCGTTTGTTGACATCATCGAGAGCCACCCGGCGAGGCACACGTGCTTTGATGGAGTCTATCATGGCCATCGTACGTTTATAACCAATATCCATTAGCTCACGTGCTTTCTGGAAATCCAGCAGTGAAACATTCGGAAAGCTGAACTTTATCATCATCCCTTCTTCTTCGGGAACATCATATTCCGTCTTTTGCATAATCATGGTTTCCAGTTGGTTATAGGGATTGGAGGAGGGTTTGTTGTTTGAACCTGCAACTGTCGAACCAAAGATAAAGTCCGGATGAAAAGCGTCTTTCATCGGGCCAACGGGGAAATTATCATAAATGCCTCCGTCGAATATAGGTACACTATCTTTCCAGATTGGTTGAAAAAAGAAAGGGAAAGTCATGGAAGCACGTACGGCATCCCCTAAATCTCCATTCTTGAAGATAATGGCTTTCTTGCTATATATGTCGGAAGCAACGCAACGAAACGGCACGAACAGGTTGTCGAAATTCCAGCCGGCTTTCGCTGTAGCTTGTGAAAATAATGCCATGAAAGCCTGATTCATTTGTATCGGATTAATCAGACTTTCCGGAAAGAAACTGGCTTTTACCTGTAAAGAATCTGTCATATCGATGGAAAAATGCCCAAATTCGGGGGTCGGGTCCGGACTTTTGAAATAATATTTATATTCATTTTCGACGGTTCCGGTTTGCCAATAGCTAAATTCTTCGGAAAGCATCAAATTGACCATTTCTTCCGGTGTATATCCCATCGCATACAGACTACCGACAATAGCGCCTGCAGAAGTCCCCGTTATATAATCAATCGGTATGTTGTTTTCTTCCAATGCTTTTATTACCCCGATATGGGCAGCACCTTTCGCACCTCCGCCACTCAGGACCAAACCTACTTTTTGAGCTTGTCCAAGTTGTGTAAAGGATATAAGAAACAGGGCTGTTAATACAGCTATATTTTTCATAACTATAATTTCTGCTATTTTAATTTCAAAAGTAGTCGTTATTTCTCAGACTGCAAGTATTTGAGATGTATAAATATAACATAAAATTAGTTTGTTTTGTTATGATTGTGGTGTATTCTTATACGAGTACACTTTTCCGGATGAAACGGATGATACGGGGAAAGCTCTTACTGAATCAATACTTTTGTATGTGAAGTCAAAGGGATAGGAGCAATAAGCCGATAACCCAAAAGGAGCACTCCGGCAAATCCGGATGCTCCTTTTTATCTTTTCCAGAAATAGTTTATCTCTTATTCTGCCGAACCAATCATCTGAACACTTCGTTTGATGAACCGGCTTAAAGCTTCTCCCTTCAACATACCGTTGGCAAGAAGAGCCAAGTCGATTAATTGGCTTACCATTTTATAATTGCCGGCATATTCGGACAGGATGGCATTCCGTTGTGCTACCAATTCGTCAATCTGCTTATTCGTATTAGTCATGTCTTCTTTTTCTTCAGTGGATATTTCCTCTTCTTTTTTCTTGCTCTGTGCTTCCCGCAAGTCGGATTGACGAGTTTTCCACCCTTTCAGGTCTGCCAATATCGGCTGAAGTTTTTCGTTGCATGCCTGTTCTTCATCTGCTAATACTTTCTTAACCAATTCATGGTCCGTGTTCAATACCAGATTATAATTGTCGGGCAGTTCACCGTAGAATGACATACCCGGTTGCATAGCAGACATTTCACGCATACGACGCATATACTCGCTTTGTGTCAGCATTACCGGATTGGAGTTTGCTCCTAAAGCTTCGAATGTAACGACAAAGTCCGTCTTTTCTATTTTAGGCAACTGGCTTTTGAACATTTCCTGTAGTGCATTCTTTTGGTCCTCATTCAAAGTCACCTGGCCAACTTCATTCTTACGGATAAGATTGTCAATCGTATCGCTGTCCACTCTTACAAAGTGAGTCTTATCGAATTTTTGTTCCAATTGGCTGATGGCATGAACGTCCAGTTGTCCGTCCATAACCAGGACGCTGTAGGCCTTATCTTTGGCTGCTTGGATATAACTGTACTGGTCGTTTATATTCGTTGTGTACAAATAAATCAGATTACCGTCCTTATCTGTCTGGTTCGCTTCCGTCAAAGCCTTGTATTCTTCAAATGTATAATATTTGCCGTCGACATCTTTCAGCAGGGCGAATTTGGCTGCGCGGTCGTAGAATTTTTCATCGCTCAACATGCCGTACTGGATGAAAAGTTTCAGGCTATCCCATTTTTCTTCAAATTGCGGACGGTCGTTTTTAAAGATTTCTTCCAGACGGTCGGCCACTTTCTTGGTAATATGGTTCGAAATCTTTTTTACGTTCTGGTCGCTTTGCAGGTAAGAGCGGGATACGTTCAACGGAATATCCGGCGAGTCGAGTACGCCGTGCAACAATGTCAGGAATTCCGGAACGATGCCTTCCACAGAGTCGGTGACGAATACTTGATTGCTGTACAATTGTATTTTGTTGCGATGCAAATCAATATTACTCTTGATACGCGGGAAATACAGAATACCTGTCAGGTTGAACGGATAGTCTACATTCAAATGAATCCAGAACAACGGTTCGTCGGACATCGGATAAAGTTCCTGATAGAATTTCTTGTAATCTTCGTCCGTCATGTCGGCCGGCTTCCGAACCCATGCCGGTTGTATATCATTGATGATATTATCCTGGTCGGTATCTACATATTTACCGTCTTTCCATTCCTGCTTTTTCCCGAAGGCGATGGGCACGGGCAGATAACGGCAATATTTAGTCAGTAAACCATTCAGCTTTTCTTTATTTAAGAAATCCTTGTTTTCGTCATCTATATATAGGATGATATCAGTTCCGCGTTCCTCTTTTTCAGTCTCTTCCAATGTATATTCCGGTGTTCCGTCGCAACTCCATTTCATTGGAACAGCTCCTTCTTTATGGGATTTGGTTACGATTTCCACTTTCTTTGAAACCATAAATGAGGAGTAGAAGCCTAATCCGAAATGTCCGATGATGGCTGCTGCATCGTTTTTATATTTCTCCACAAACTCTTCAGCGCCTGAGAATGCAATCTGGTTGATGTATTTGTCTATCTCTTCAGCCGTCATACCGATACCGTGGTCAGAGATTTTAATCGTATCATTATCGAAACTGACATGGATTGTCAGGTCGCCCAGCTCGCCTTTGAATTCACCGACTGAAGCCAGTGTTTTCAGCTTCTGTGTCGCATCTACAGCATTCGATACTAACTCACGAAGGAAGATTTCGTGATCACTATACAAGAATTTCTTGATAATAGGGAAGATGTTTTCACTTGTAACACCTATTTTACCATTTGCGCTCATAATCAATGTGTTATATGTTTGTTTTTAATTAGACATAAAACAATTGTAAAACAATTAATGTTTAAATTTTACAATCACGTATACTTACACAAAATAAATGCCAAACGTGAATTTATGAATATTTAATAGTATAGTCTGTACTTTTTGTCGGTCTGGTGACACATTGTCATTACCAACTTGTTATACAGATTACAATAAAGCTATATTAGGGAGAATAATAAAAAACCGCCCTACTTTCACAGGTAGAGCGGCATCAATTAATACTAAGTTGTAAAATCATATTACAATTACTTTTTTCCTTCTCGATTAAAAAGCCTATCAATCATCATAGAGACAGCATCGGCTCCTGCTTTATCTGCATCTGTGTCTCTTGCAGGTGGAATGACGTACTTAAGAAGTGAAGTAAAGGCAGATACTTTATCTTTTGCCTCCAGTTCGTCAAATGCGTTGATAACGTCTTCAATCTTATCTTCTGCGAATTTAGTAAGCAGTTCTTTCATCTGCTTTGTCGTTTTATTTTTCGCTCCTTTAGGTTTCCCTGCCGGGTTGCCGCTTTGTCCTTTAGGTTGTCCCATATATATATATGAAAAATACAATTGGTTTCAAAAATTATAATTTACAACATTATAAACGAAAGTAGATACATTTTCTTCATAACCAGAACTGTAAATTATAAAAAGTATGATTGGAGCGGCTATAACTGGTGGTCTTGGTCTTCTCGGCGGATTATTCGGCGGTATCAAGGCTGCAAAACAAAGAAAGAAGGCCCAGCGGGCATTGAACGAAGAAAAGACGTACAATGAGAATCTTTTCAACAAGGAGTATTATAGTGATCCTCTTGAAAGATCGGATAGTGCGGCATTGCTTAGAAATTTGAGGAAGGAATTGAAGGAAAGATCAAAGAGCTCTGCTGCAACTGCGGCTGTTATCGGGGCGACTCCTGAAGCTGTTTTGGCGGATAAAGAGGCAGGAAACAAAATCATTTCTGACACAATGAGCAATCTCGGAGCTATGAATGCTCAATATAAAGATAACGTAATGAATCGCTATTTAAACCAGCGGCAGAATCTTTATAATCAGCAACAGCAGATCAATGGACAGAATGCGCAAAGTTGGACAAACTTCATGCAAAATGGGTTAGGGACAGCTATTAATAGCGCAGGATCTATAGATGTGTCAATACTTAATCCTGTTGGTGTTACAGCAAAACAGATTGCAGATCATAAAGCATCAAGTTTTGCTAATGCACAGAATACAATGCAAAATCTAACCAAGAACTGGAGTATACCTAATAATTGATAGCTATGGTATTAATGGACTATTTAAAGAAGGCGACTCCTACCGATGCTGATGTGTTGGCGAAAATGGAGAATCAGCAGAATAATACTGCGAAGAACGAAGATGCAGAATCGACGATGTTGAAACCCGAAACGTCAGCTGTAGTTCCTAATGTGTCTGCTGCTGCTCGGCCAGACTGGATGAGTGAAGAAGAATGGAATGCTGCAACACAATACTATTCCCCCGAAAGAATATCTCAATTGTACAAAGGTTTTGATCCTAATTCGGTTGAACCATTTTATCAGACCCTGTATAAGACAACTCGAAGGAATCCTACTATCCCGGATGAAAAGCGGATCCAGGCTGCGAATAATATTGCATCTGCAGCAGACGGTTTAAGGCTAATAGTGCAGGGTATAGCCGGTGCTAAGGGTGCGTATATTCCAGAAGATAAAACGTCAGCAATGAGGAACAATGACGCTTATGTGCAGCGTCTTCGGGATATTTATAAAGCGGATCGAGATAAGTATGATTCAGGGTTATATCAAAGTGTTTTGACTGATATAGAAATGGCACGACAAGGTTACAATCGCGATCGTAGCGGGTTGTTGGGAGTTATACAGAATGCTGCCCGGATGAAAAACCAGAGAGATATTGCAAATGCGAAGAATGCTCTTGATTTGCAAAAATGGCAATCTGATCAAGATTGGCGTAAAGTACAAGCGAAGGCTACAGAAGAATACAGAGAGAAGCAATTAGGAATTGCCAGAATGAATGCTGACGCTAATGTTCAGCGTGCAATTAAATCATCCACAGGAAAGGATAATCAAACAGAACCATACTATGACCCGAATACAGGGACAACGTATCATTTAAAAAAGAACGTGTTTAAAACGATTTACCCTCGCATTTTTAAAGAATTGGAAAACGATGTCTTTAAAGGTGATCCGAGTGAGAAGCAAAAGTATAAAGCTCTTAGTCCATCGGAGAGAATGAATTATGTCCTTGCGCATTGGCCGGAAAGTCCTTCTGCTGTACGCCTAATGAAAGAATTGTCTATTTCTGTAGATGAAGGAGAAAAAAAGAATGAGAATCAGGTATCTAAAAAAATAGGTTGGTGATGGAAGATAACACTAAAAAATTATACGAAGTCCTGTCTTCAAACGGGTATAAGGACCTGGGCGATTATAAAGATTTTGAAGGAAAGCTGAAAGATTCCGGGAAACGAGAAATCCTGTATGGCAAGTTAAAGGAAGATGGGTTTGAGGATATCGGTTCCCTATCTGATTTCAATGCCAAACTTGGATACCCTGATATTGATACAACTACTTCTGGAGATGATAAGGGGTTCTGGGACACTTATCTTGGAGATGCAATAGAGAAGTTAAACACAGGTGGAGCTCAATTGGGTGCCGGGTTATTTGGTGTTTTAGACAAAGCTACAAGCGGTATTGAAAAGTTAGGGCTTGGTACAAGAGGCGGCATGTTTAAGGATGTATCTGATTATTTTAAAGGGGTGGCAGAAACATCGAGGGCTAATTCGGATAGATACAATGGCAAGTCTTACTCCGATTTATGGAAAGAAGGGGATTATGCTGGGGCAATTGGTGATATTGCATTACAGGGAGTCGAATCGTTGCCTATGTCTATTTCCGCAGCTGCCGCTACAATTGCAGGAGCTCCGGTTGCCGGTCTTGCTGGGATTGGTGCGATTACAGCAAGTGATAAATATGATCAGTTGGATGCGGAGAATCCTGATATGGGTGAGTTTGCAAAGGTGTCTAATGCAATCATCACCGGCACGGCAGAAGGTGCTTCGGAAATGTTAGGGGCCGGGGTGTCAAATGCCTGGATGAAGACGTTGTACAAGTCTTTGGGCAAAGAAAAGGCTGAACAAGCGGTGCGAAAGGGCTTGATGGGGCAGATACGGAAACATTTTAAAGAGTTTGGTATCTTCTATGAGCCTACGGAAGAAGGTATTGAAGAGGTGGCTTCGCAGTTGGCAGAGAATATAACTGATAAAATAACCGGAGCTGATCCTAATCGAAATCTAATGGATGGAGTTGGTGACTCTTTTATTTACGGTATGGGAGGCGGTGCGTATTTTTCAGCTGCAGGAGCACCGGGGTTTGTTAAAAGGCAACATGACAAAATGAAGACGCGAAGAGACTATAAAAACGCGAAGATAGCCTTTGATAAAGAATTTCAGGGTGACAACGAGATGCTTGGTATCGGCAATGAACTTGAAGCAGCAACACCGGAAGAGAAAGTTGCATTCCTGGAAGCCTTAGAGTCGAGCGATAAATTTTCCCAAGAGCAGAAAGAAGCATTGTTCAATCTTGTCCAGTCTAATATCGCATATAAATCCCTTCGTACACCGGAAGCAATTAATGAAGAGAAAGGAGAGCGTCGCGAGCTTGCTATTCAAACAGAGATGATGAACTATGATAACGCTAATGCGCCTTTTATTGCTGAAAATGGAATGATCCAGCAAGTTTTCATAAATGGAGACATGGAACATCCGGTTTGTATAGTAAAGGGAGATGTAGTTATTGATTCAAATTATAATGGAGAAATGATAATTGACCCTGATAAAAGTTCCGAGTCCATGTACTATAGAGATCCAGAGGGTAATACGCAGGTTATTTCTTCTAAGCAAATATCAGGAATTGCGAATGTGGTCAGTGCAATTGATCAGAGAGCGCAATACGAAGCTAATCTCCGGGCCCAGTTTGATATGCAAGATCAAATGATTGAGCAGCAGAGAGCACAGGAAGAAGAGCAGGAGATAAGTAACGGAGATGATGTTGCCTATATAGACCCTGACACAGGAAAGCAGGTTAAAGGCCGGGCTGCGGATATTGCGCCTAATGCTGATTATATGTCTGTAGAGACAGAAGATGGTAAGTTTGTAACTGTTCCCAAGCAGATTGTTACTAAATCTGCTATTCAATCTATCCATGAACAGGAGATCGAGAAGGAGGACTTGGTGCCAGTTGGCGACACGCAGGAAACTATTGTTCCGGATGAGGAGGTTCAAGTTTTGCCCAAGGAGAATGAAGAGACAAAAGAAAGCGTCCCTGTACAAATCGAAAAGCCAGATGCGGCCCAGGTTGTTGTCAAGAATAATCAAGGACAAGCAGAGGTTGAGACTACACAATCTGAGGCAGATAAGTCTCCAATCATCATGAAGGAGGATGGAACACCTGACTTCATTGCATCGGGAGAGGGTAATACACTGGATTTCCTTTCCGAAAAGTATAAGGATAAAATGCCTCGGAAAATAGCTGTAACAAGGAAAGCGTTTGAGAATGATCTTAGAAAAGCTTCTGATGCGCTGGAAAAAGCACAACTGGAATATGATGATGCTCCGATCGGAAAGGAGAACAAAGCGGAAAAGGCTTTATTAAAGGCCCAGCAGGTATATGATAGCCTTAAACAGGAATCTGATTTTTGGATAGGACTTGATAATATTGCCAAGGAAGATAAACCTGGTGATCAGATAGCTAAAGAAATTGGCGATATGGGAGATCCCGTGAATGGGGAAGAGCTTGCGGCTATGCTTCTGGCTAATGGAACTATCAGGCTTACTCGTGATAGTTACATGAAAGAGACGGGATCTGGAAACGAAGAGAGTAAAAAAATGTTCGGTTTGTTTGCTTCACCGACAAAAGGAGGGGTAAACATAGAACGCGCCGGGGAACTCCTTATGCTTGCCGATCTGGAAAGGGGTACAAATTTTTTTGATCAGAATGATCCGAATGCGGGGCGTAATGCTATCATAGATGTTTTATCCTCTGCCCGGACCCGCGGTGATCTTATAAATTATATGAAGGCTAATCGTGAAGCAATGTCCGAAAGAGAACGACTGGCTGAATATAATGAGTATGCTGCTTGGTGTGAAGAAAACTATCATCTATCCCCAGAAGATTATGAGGTCTTTGAAGAAGATATGCGTAAGCAGGCAGAAGCTGTTACAGATGAAACCATTGAATATGTAAATAGTGAAATTGCGGATGAAATTCAATCAATAAAGGAAGAACAAGAAGAAATAGATGCTATCTTAGCACAAAATATTAAATCAAATGAAGAAGTTAAACGAAATGACGAAGGAAGAACTGGCGGCTTACCTGAAGGAAGCAATCAGTTATTGCAAGACGAACAACTTGTACAGGGCGGGAGAGTTGGAGACGCTGAAACAGAATATTCGGGAACTGATGGCCGTATCAGTAACAAGAATGGAATTGCACAAGAAAGCACATCCGGAGAAATAAAGCCCGTTGGTGTTGGCTCTTTTGGTAATATATATGATCAATTCAAGGGTAATGCTAAAGATGCTATAGAGTTCCTATTGAAAAAAAAGGAAGGGGAGGCTGTAGCTGCTTTGCACCATAGAGATGTTGGAGATATCGATTTAGTATGGGGGAAAACAGGAACAGGTAAAAGCAATGGTTTTGGTTTGTCTAAATTAGCAAAGTATCACCCTGAAGTATTGGATAATCTACAGATGTTAATAGATGATATGGAAATTGTTGATAGAAACGATAACCGTATTAATCTTGAAAGCAAAACCCATAAAGCAGCTGTACGTCTTGAGTGGGATGGTTATAAAAAGAATTGGTTGTTAACAGCATTTGAAAAAGAAAAGCCAACAGCTATCGACAGGACGACAGACATTGGCGATACTGAATTGCAGAATGACACAGCTCCTCTGCAAACTGTTAGCTCTTCTGATTACAAAGATAGTGAAGTATCAGGATTTGACCAAATAAAACTACAGGAAAGTGAAACTGCTTTCAGTATGATGGACCGTGTTGCAGCGAAGCAGAAGACAAGGCAGGATATTTCTAAAGCGGAACAGGTGGTTGATACAAATCCTACTGATGCACAGAAAGAGGCTGGAAACTATCGGAAAGGTCACGTTCGAATAAATGGATTTGATGTAACGATAGAGCAGCCGGCCGGATCCGTTCGTTCCGGAAAAGATGCTTACGGGAAGGAATGGTCTATAACTATGAATAACACGTATGGTTATATCCGAGGTACGGAAGGGGTGGACGGAGATCATATTGACGTTTTTCTTGGGCTGAACCCAAAGGGTGATAAAGTTTTTGTAGTGGACCAGGTTAATCCTGACAAATCATTTGATGAACATAAGGTCATGATGGGGTTCGATTCTCTGGAAGATGCAAGAAGAGCGTATTTATCCAATTATGAAGAAGGCTGGCAGGGTTTGGGGAATATAACTGAAATTCCTCTGGACGATTTTAAGAAGTGGGTTGATTCGTCTCATAGGAAGACAAAACCTTTTGCCGAATACAAAATTGCGAGAGGCGTAAAATATGCTGAAAAGACAAATAATCAAAATGCCAATACAGGAAATGAAGTAACCGCATCAGAACCTTCTTTATTTTTTAACTCGAATAACTCAATTCAAATGCAAATTGAATGGGGTAAGAGTGCTGACCATGTAAGTGTAATGCCTGTTGATGAAAAAATAGAGAAAGTAAGAAATGAAGTCGGCTATGAATCAAATACTCACGATGTAGGAATAACTTTCATGGAGAGGCAGCTTACTGAAAAAGGAGGCCTTACATTTATGGGGTCAGAGCTTACCGGCGCTTCACGGATTAAATCGTCAAGAGATATAGCATTTCTATTTAAAAATTTGGAGAGTGCGGCAACAGAGAATTCTTTTCTTGTAATGATACGCGCTGATGGCACGTATGGGGTTTATTATTCAAGTACGGGTGGAACTGATGCCACACTGGCTGATGTGAAACTATTAATGACGGCCGCAAAAGAATTTGGGGCGAAGAAGGTTTGTTTTGTACATAATCATCCTTCAGGTACCCTGCGGGCATCAATTCCTGATATTAATATACATAAAAGACTAAAAAAGGCGATGTTCAATACCGGAATTGAGACAATGAGTTCTATTGTTATAAATCTTGATTCTGGAAAATACTTACAGTTTGATGAGAATGAAGGAGTTGTAAAAGAGAAGGGGGGTAATCCTAAAAACGTAGTTACTCCACAAATATATCAGTTTGACCGAAGTGTTTTTTATAAGCCATCTGGAGAAAGAGTGAAGATTCGTGATGCAAGTGATATAGCTAAATTTATAAGTAAACAGAAACGAGGTATTACACCTAAGCTATCAGCCATAATACTTGATCATGGCAATAATATAAACAAATATGCCTTTCTCGATCCTGCTATGTCACGGGAAGAGCTCGTCGCTGCCTTGTCTTATGAAGCCGGCAAACATGGTAACAATGTAATCCTTACTTCCAATGCGGAGATCGACAAAACAACATTAAGATTTATTCAAAATTCTTTATCTGCTGCAGACATTAATTTATTGGATGTATTGGAGGTTAAGCAGGATGAAGACATCCTATATAACTACAAAAGTTATGCTAATGAGGGAGTTATGGATTCGAATGCTGAATACAAGATAGCGAAAGAAAAAGAAGCAAGCTTATCAGATATTCCGGACATAACGGAAGAATATGCAGGAGTTCGTTTTAGAAACACTAAATCGCAACGATCAATTGATGAAAAAGGGAAATTACTTGATTCACTTTCCGGAATAACAACTCCCGGGTTTAACCAAGAAACTTCCCTCGTTTCTGGTATCAAAGATACGAAGTTGATTTCAATTTTGCAAGCAGACAAAGCAAAAATTATCAATAAAGAGGGGGAAATTACTTCTGCGGTAGATGAATTGGCCGGTAGCTTGAATACCCCTGTCCACATTATCAAAGATGTAAACGAGATTACAGATGATGATCTTAAACAACAACGTCAGAAACGTGGATCAAAAGGTTGGTACGACACCAAAACGAGAGAAGTATATTTGGTCATTCCTAACGCTGAAAGTGTGGCTGATGTGCAGGCTACTGTTTTACATGAGGTTGTAGCACATAAAGGTTTACGCGGGTTGTTGGGTGAAAACTTTTCTTCTACAATGGGCTTTGTCTTTGATTCCCTGCCAAAAGATGTACAAGAATCTTTGATGAGTGAGTTTAACGACAAGACGATCTCCGGAGAAGAATACTGCGCGCATCTTGCTGAAACGATGTCGGATCCCGGTATCATACAGAAAATATGCTCTGCGATCAGAAGCTCACTTCGAAAAATAGGAATCGATCTTAAGATGTCCGATGGTGATATCATGTATATGCTTTGGAAGAGCAAAAATCGTCTGAAAGATAGCGATACGGCATTTGATGTGATGAAGCAGACAAAAGCAGAAAATGCTGTGCGTGAAAACATCAAAGAATATGATACGTTATTCAGGAGCAAGAAGCCTTTTGATGAGTTACGTATGTCCCCAGAAAAGAAAGCCGAGTTAAAGGGAAAGATCCAATCTCGAACCGAACTGTTCCATGAGGCTTATGTTGACCGGATGATAGCTGTAAAAAAGCTACAGGATATGTTTGAGAAAAAAACGGGGAAGCCGATTCCTGACTATATGAATGTGTATCTGTATGAAAACACATTGTCTTCTCGAAATACATACGAACAAGAACAGTTCAAATTGAAGTTGGTGGACCCAATGGTTGACGCTGTAAAGCGATTAACTGAAAAAGGAATAACGCAACGGGATGTTGAGAATTACGTCATGGCCAAGCATGGGTTAGAGCGTAATGAGAAAATGCGGTATGATGAATTGGCAGAAGCTATAGACGCTATTAAAGATGATGAGTTGAGAGATAGATTGAAATCGGAAATAGAAGATAAGAAGTTTTCAGAGCTTTCGCCTCTGTCTGATGATGTATTCGAGGATATGCGGCAATCGCTCTCCGACAAAGATTTCTCTGGTTTGACTGCTATTCAGAAAGAATTGGGCGAAGTTAGTGTAGATGATTTTATTGCCGATATAGAATCAAGATACAAGACGGAAGTTAAGGATCTTTGGAGTAAAATACATGCAGTAAATGATTTCTCCTTGAAAAAGTCATTTGATAGCGGAATGATCAATCGAGAGACTTATGACCGGATAAAGGGGATGTATGAGCATTATATTCCTCTTAGGGGATTCGATGAAGCGGTGGCGCATGATGTGTATGATTATTACACGGATTCAGAGATCCCGTACAACGATCCTATCAAAACAGCAAAGGGACGAACATCGAGGGCTGATGATCCGCTGGCCTATATGATGTCCATGGGAAACAGTGCCATTGTTGGTGGCAATAAGAATCAGATGAAATTGCATCTATATCGTCTCGCTCAAAGTGAAAATAGCGAAGGTTTGAGTGTGAGCAGGCAATGGTATGTGCAAACCAAAATAGATGCAAATGGGAAAGAGATATGGGAACCGTCTTATCCCCAATTTGACGATGATGCGGAACAGTATCGTAAAAACATAGAGGAACACGATGCTGAAATGTTGAGACTACAATCAGAAGGTAGAGCAGAGTTCCGCAAGGGTAGACTGAAGATTGATTTGAAAGCGTCTCCTAAAGAAGTTGAAGAACATACTGTCAAAGTTAAGCTTAATGGGGAAGAGTATGTCGTATATGTTCATGGAAATCCCAAGGTAGCACAAGCAATAAATGGGTTAAATTCGCCAGAAAGAAACCAGAGTAAGTTTGTGAAGGGAATGGAGTGGGCAAATCGGCAGATGGCGGCTAACTTTACGACACGCAACCCGGCGTTTGTTTTCTCTAATTTATCAAGGGACTTGATTTGGTCTTCTGCCACATTGGGAGTTAAGGAGGGTGGTAAATACCAGCGTCGTTTCTTTAGAAATATCCCAAAAGCAAGTAAAGCTCTTTTTGACCGGATGAAATTAGGTGATAAATGGAAGGCCGATCCGAATAATCCTGTATCGGTTATGTTGGAGGAGTTTCTTAGTAATGGTGCTCAAACCGGATATACAGCACTTTATAGCATAGATAAGTACAAGGCGCAAATAGAGAATAGTCTTAAAACAGGGAAATGGGCAAAAACAAAACGGGGTTATAATGCTGTTCTGGATTTCATGCAGCTACCGAACGAGTGGGCGGAAAATTTGTCAAGGTTTGCAACTTATATGACAAGCCGAGAGGAGGGTAGAAGCATCCTACAATCTGTTTCTGATGCAAAAGAAGTGACGATTAACTTTAATAGAAAGGGAAGCGGAGCAATGGGAAATTCAACATTCAAGAGTTTCTTTCTATTCTTTAATGCCGCGGTTCAATCATTGAATAATGCCTATGGCATGTTTATGAAGAATAAGAAAGGGACAGCTGGGCTATTGGGGAGTTTTGCTGTTGCAGGTATGGTTATACCATCTATTCTTTCTCTTCTTGGTGATGATGATGATCGAGAAAAATATATGGGTCTTCCAGATTATGTAAGGAAAAACAATCTTTGTATTCCTCTGGGCTTTATAGGAATGGATGGATTTCTTAAAATTCCGCTGCCCATAGAGTTGAGAGCTTTCTATGGCATTGGGGATGCGGTTTTACGTTGTGTTTGTGGGTATGACGAGAGGACAGAAGCCATTTGTAATACAACATTGGGATTGTTAGATCTTCTTCCGTTGAATCCCGTAGGAGGATCGAGTGTATATGTTCCGAGTAGCTTTCAGCCGGTGTTTGAGTCATACGTGACCAATACCGATTTTACAGGTAAGCCCATTGCTAAGATTACGCCGTTCAATGAATATGATCCGGAATACCAAAAAGTGTACAGGAGTACGAATGTTCTACCAGTAAAGGTATCTGAATATCTTAATGCCCTTGCCGGAGGCGACGAGGCTATTCGTAAATTTGAAACACTTGAAGCACATTCCGGTGCCGACCTATTGAATCCTGCTGCAATAGAGCATTTGTTTGAGGCTTATCTGGGTGGTATGTTTGCTACATTAAATCAAACTTTCAAGACTGTGATAGGTGTGCCTACTGGATTGAACGATTTCTCTTGGCACAATGTTCCGATTATAAACCGGTTTTATGACACAGGAGAAGTCGATGGGACGATGATGAAGGTGAACGAGAAGTTTTACAAGTATTTGGATGAGATGAAGGAGGCCGAACACGCTTATCGTAAATATGAGAGACTTATTGATAATTCACCTTCTCTTCAAAGTGCAAAATATATTCAAAAGCTCGAAGAGTTTGAGAATAGCGACGAATGGAAAAAGGCCGAGTTTATAAAATCATGTTACGATGAAATAAGTGATCTGAATGACGAAATAAGGGAGACGACAGATGAAGAGTACTTAAAGTATTTGAAGGAGGAAGTAGCCGCCAAGAAAAAAGAAATGGTTAATTCACTCAAAAATGGAAAGATCCCGGAATGACCGGGATCTTCTTTAGATGGTAATACGTTTTTTTGACCGGATGTATTTTATATAAGTTTCTCTGCGTTTTTTACGTTCTTCGGGGGATAACGCATTGGAAGCGTTTCTTGATAGCGGAGTATAGTAAAAAGCCTTTTCCATCAGGTCCAGATGCGTTACATTTTTTTGAATTACACGCAGTCGTTTCATGCGATTGATATCTTCTTTTGAAAGTGATATCAGCTTGTCGTTGTGGTCGAGTATGACAAAGTACCGGCGGTTGAATGCCTGTTGCTTCAGGTCACACAACCGGATAGCGAGTGATAACTGAATGGATTTTCTTTTTAAGAAGAACCACTGTTTTAAAAACTGGATAATTGAAATTTCTTCTTTCATGACTGTAATTATTAAATTGTTGATTCGCCGAGAATCCCCCGACTTCTAATTGATTTACTATCGGATATTTCTTTGGGTAATGGAAGATCGTAGCAGACATGAAGGCCTCCCATTCGGGTTATTAGTATGTCGTCGTGTTTACCGTCTATATTACCGAAGGTTCCATTTGCTTTTTTCTCATACCACCGGGCTTCATTAAGGGCGTCGTTGTCCCTTTCCTTGTAGCCCTGTTCGCGTAAGATGCTGATATAGGTGTCTATGATCATTGCTTTTGTAGCTTTGTTCATGTGGAAACCCCATTTCGGTGGTAATCCTTCGACTATTTTATCTGCAGGAGTGCGAGAATATAGGTTTGTATAGTATTTGGAGATCGTATCAAAGATAAATTCGGTGTGATCGCCATCCGTATCGTTGTCTTTTTCTGTATCATGGGTGTTGCTTTCAAATACAAGCAGGGCATTCCGGTAGAATACACCTAATTGAGCGCATTTCCACACAAGGATATCGTGGTCTATGTGTCCCCTCCATTGAGCTACGACCGACGGTTTGCCGCCAAACATCATCCAATAGCGATCAAAGACGGTTGCGACGGAATAATCCGCCTTGCTGCTCCTGCCTCCAGTGTCCACAAATATGACGTACCTATTACTGATATTTATTGAGTTGTCCGGCATCTCCCAAATTTTTAAGCATCCTTTATTGTTTTCAGAGAAGGAGACGCCCTGCAAAACTCTTTTCCTTAGATCGGGTTTTAACTTGGCCGATGCAGCCGAAGCTCGTCCATAGACTTCTCCGATCGCAATTGGAGAAATACAATCTTTTCGTAATCTTTCAACATGCGTAACATTAAATACGGGTTGCCCGGAGTTCTGGAATGCCTCAATGTCATCAGAAGGAAATTCTTCTTTCATACTGGATTCTGATGCAGATTCTCCACTTTTCCCCCGATACCAATTAATCGCTTCAAGTGTTGCGCCTTTCTCAAATAGCATCCATTCATAGTCTGTCATGCTATTTATAAAATCTTCGTATTGTATTTTAATCTCTTCGGAATACATATCAATGAGAAACCATTCGACGAATACCGGCTCGAATGCTGATTTTTTATCTGGATCTGTAGCATTGAGCCATTGTGTATGGAAAAAGTTTCCTATGCCTTTAGCTGTACTTTCATATACAATCATAGAGTAGGGGATTCTTTTCACTACACTACTGGTTGCACCGATAAGATCTTCGGGCTTTTTCCCTTCGGTAGCCGGGAATAAACCGACTTCGGAATAGTGGATCATGAATGCGGTTTGAGAACGGACCGAATCAGGGGATTCTGCAGAACCAACGGTGATACGACACCCCCGGGCTTTTACCTCTTTTATGTTTTGTGTGTTTTGATATGGTGTGAGCTCATATTTTTCATTAGAAAGGTCTGGGTACATTTTAAGGGCCCTTTGGAACATACCTCTAATATGCTTGGCTGCCTGGTCAAGATGGGCGCAAATGATGCTATGCCATTTTTCTTTATGTACCAACTGAATCCATAGCATATACAACTGTATCAATGTGGAACCTCCCCACTGCCTGGATTTGAGTAGTATAATTCGGATAGGCTTTCCTGCAAGACGTTGTTCTTCCAGCTTTTTTAAAAGCCTTCTTTGTCCTCTATTGAGCTTGAAAGGAATATCCCCTAATCCGTTACGGCCATCTTCAATAGTAAGACACGTATAAGCGAAGTATTCGAAATCGTAATCTATCCGGAGTTTGAAAAAGCAGATTAAGAACTCTTGATAGTGGAGTTTGGAATATGGTATCTTCTTCTTTTTAAAGTATTCTTTGATTGATCCAGCTCTATGAACTTCCTTACATATTGGTTCTTCTTGATACATCTTTTCAGGAATATATTGTACCGGTATGGGGTAGTCTTTGATGCATAATTTTACCCGTGGAAATGTGTCGCTGCCTTCCCCAGTTTCCGGATTGTAGACTTGGTTTATGTATTCAAGCCGGCAATTATTTTCTTTAATTGTGTCTTGAATGCTTCTCATAATTAAGCCAATTATCCACTATACCAATGATGATGCCCGAGATTAGCCCTAACAAATGGCAAGAAAAATTGATATGTGGCTTAATCGCGGATAGAACCAGGGCTATTGTGACCCCAAAAAGGAAAAGTGAAAACTTTTTGTTGTCTATGATTCTAAGTTTTGCTCCTATCAAGCTGATAGAGATAAACATTCCGGACATGGTATAAATCATTCCGGATGCCCCTACTGTTGGCAGATCCATATCTGATAAGAAAGAAATGATTATTGAAGCAAAATAGGCATATGCCAGAATTAATGATAGAGGCAATGCTTTTTGTAATACTTTACAAAGTGATAAAAAAGCGAAGCTGTTCAATGAGAGATGGATCCAATTCAAATGCTGGAATTGATATGTTATATGAGTCCAGATCGGGCTTGAAGAAGAATAGCCCAATTCATTTCCCATGGAAATATGTACAATTATGAATAGTATAATTATTATGTATTCCATCTTCTTTTATTTAGCAATTTGTAATGTAGTATTCTGGCTGATTTAAGATCAATGTAGAATCTTGGTGCGCTTTGGTTAATGACATTTTCAATGATTTCGATTATCGGCAGGCTTGATTTTTCTAATTCCTGTTTTACCCGTAAGAATATTTCTTTGTACATCTGCAATTTAAGAGGGTTTCTTATTCCGATACTTTGCCCTTTTAGCATTTTAGTTATGACCCGGAAAGATTGCTCTTCGGATACGTAGAATCTTTTAGCTGGGCATGTTATGGCCTCTAAAAGCAATTCATCTCTTTTTAAATACGGGGCTTTTTTGCCATGTTTTTTTATAACGGAATCATAAGAAGCCAAAAAGTCCCGGTCTCGCTCTTCCTTAAATTCTAACCTCATTATAGATAACCTAAACAACCTATTACGAGTGTATCAAAAAAAATAATCGAAAACAACAACTTTGTTAATTTACAACATAAAAAATTTCACTACTCCTGTTTTCTTCGCTATAGAACATTAAAAACGAATTTGTATGGCAGATGTAAGTGAAGAAAAGAAGAGCAGGAGAGACAGTTATCTTTCTCGAATGAAAGAACGTATGCCTGACGTGGATTTTGACAGTGAAGATCCAGAGGTTAGATATGGCGCTTTTGAAAAATATGACGATGATATTCATGGCCAGCTGAGCCAGTTTAAGGACAATGATAGCAAATTAAAGGATCTGTTTAAAAAAGATCCCAGATTTGCATCATTTATGTCTGATATCGTAGGGGGAGATTCGCCATCGAGCTCATTTGTGAAATATTTTGGAAAGGATGTGCTGGATATGTCCGGAGATGAAGAACAGATGGCAAAGTTGAATGAGGCTAATCAGGAATACTTGAATCGGGTGGCAGAAAGCAATAAACTGCGAGAAGACCAGGACAAGAATATGGAGGCTTCAGTACAGGACATGTCGGATTTCAAAGCAGAGAAAGAAATGTCGGATGAAGAATTTGAAAAATTCATTGGCGAATGCTATTCTGTTGTTGAAGGGGCTTTGATGGGACGTATTGATAAATCTTTCTTAGAAACGATGTATAAAGGTCTGAACTACGAAAAAGATCTTCAGGATGCAGCTGCTGCCGGAGTAGTGGAAGGACGAAATCAAAAGATAGACGAGCAGTTAAAAACGACAACCGGAGATGGCATACCTGCTTTAAACTCTGGTGGAAAAGGGGGAACCAAGAAACCTGCCGTTCCTTTTAGAAGAGATTTCTATTCATAATATTAACAATAAAAACATTTTAAAAATGAAAGACTTATTTAAAAATGGAAGTTTTGTCATGATGTTAATCATGATTCTTTGCTCCTTCTTGGGGGTAGTAGATGCCGGGGCTATTGGTGCGGAAGCTGTAACAGGCCCAACCGGTGGAGTTGTAGAGACCAACCAGGTAGTAACGACACAATTCACTCATGAAAATTCAGAAGATTTACTTTTGAATGATATTGAAAGGCGAGTTGTGAAAATTCGCCCAATGGGAAATCCGCTCGAACAGTTGTCGCGATATGCCACAAGACGGAAATCAAACAGTCAAAAGCATCAATATTATAGCACTGATACATTGCCTGTATCGGCAAAAGTGAAAACTAAATTTGATGAATCAACCGGTCTTGCCCAGGCAACTATAGACACCACGAACAACGGCATCTTTTCGAAATATGAAACGATTATTGTTCCGTCTGTCAACGGATATACTGAAGCTGGCGTTAAAAGCGAAGAGTTCCTGGTTTTGTATATTCTTGATAAGGCAGAAGACGGTAAACTGATTGTCGAAGCCGTTAATGGGAAAAAGATTGGGGATAATGAAAACAGTATTCCTTCTTTGCCTGCTGATACTATCCTTATACGTGCGGGGCGTGCGCATAACGAAATAGATATGCAGACAACGACTTATGCTTGCGTGCCGACAAAGAAAACACAGTATTTGCAGATTTTCAGAGCTCAAATAGAGGAATCTACTTTGCAAAAAATATCAGACAAAGAGGCCGATTGGACTTTTAGCGACCTGGAAGAAGAGGCCATTTTCGATATGAAGCGCGGTATGAACAAGTCTTTTTGGCTGGGAGCACGGAAAATTATTTACGACAAATCGAATAAAGAAGTTTACTTGACAGGGGGAATTTGGTGGCAAGCCGGTAAAACATTTGCTTACGGAACATCTTCTTCTGATTTGCAATTCACGGAGTCTATGTTGGTTGATTTAATGAAAAAGGCTTTCACAGGTAACGCTGGTAATAAAACAAAGATATTTATCATGGGTTCGGATTTGATGGCTAATTTGAGCAAGATCAAAAGGGATAGAATCGTAAACGATGACAAGGTGGTAACTAAATATGGTGTTAAGTTTAAGGAAATTGAGACTAATTTTGGTACGCTATGGTGTGTGCATGATGAATCTCTTGACGAGATGGGTTTTGCTGATAAAGGCTTGATTTTCGATGCTAATTATTTGAGAAAAATATCCGTGTATGAGCTTAAGACGAAAGATCTGGATCTTCGTAAGGCTGGCACTAAGGACGTGGATGCACGCACAATCTCTGAAATTTCCGGTTTGGTATTACAGAATCCGGATGCCCATGTTAAAGTTGTTCCCATCGCTGCTTAAAATAGTTTGTCATGATCAAAGTATATAAAGCACATAACATTCTTTCCGTCCCGGTTGTCGTGGACGGAAAGATTACCGGTTACGCAGAATTTAAAGATGAGAATCATACTTTTCGAACAAGTGATGAAATACTCCAAAAAGCCCTGGAGGGTTTGCCCTGTTTTGGCTCTCTGTTTAAATTGTCTGAAAGTATTGGCGAGTCAGACCCAGCCAAAGATCTTCCAACTAAAGAGTTGAAGGAATTTTCGGAAATCACAGACTGGCAAGACGCAAAGGATCTTCTGCGTAAGGATTATGGGATTTCCCATCAATCGCTGAATACTCCAGAGAATATTTTGAAAAAGGCCTCTGAAGCTGGTATATCTTTTCCTAACCTCAAAATTGAAGAGAATAAAGAATGACTTCGCAGGAGATAATAAACAAAGTTAGAGTAATAATGAATGAAGCAGGTGAAGAGGAAGAGCTTCACCTGCTAAGTGAGGACACGGTTAAGCTCGATGTTTACATCGATTCAGTGATACCAGACGCAGTGAATCTTATTTTGTTATTGTCTCCTATTTATTACATAAATACTGCATCTTCTACTATTGATGTTCAAAATATCAATGGAGCAGGTGTGATAGATTTACCAGCTGATTTCTTAAAGTTGGTAGCTGTTAAGTTAAAGGAATGGAAAAGAGCTGTGTTTATGGCTTATCCTTTAAATAGTGAAGAATATAACATACAGCATAATTCGATTACCAGAGCTGGAGTCAATAAGCCGGTATGTGTTTTGTCATATAATGTTTCTGGGCCTACTATAGAATGTTTCCCTTCTGGATCCATGGAATATTTTTCATATATCAAATCGGCATCTACAGCGAATAATAAAGGTCTTGATATTTTAAAGGAAACTCTTCATCTCGCTGTATGCTATATGTGTGCCAGTCTTGTCTATAATATTTTTGAAATGCCGCAAATTGGGGAAAGAATGAAGTCTATCGCTATTGATTTAATTCCTAAAGAGTGATGCGCTGGTCTATAGATGAAAATAAGGGTGATTTATTATATGAGGTTGAAGACGACAGACTCATATTGAAAATTAAGCCTGAAGTTATAGCGAGCATTAATACCCCCATAACAGGCGGAACAGGAAGCGGGAGTAGTTTTTATCACATAACATTAAATGACCAAGTAAGACCTTCGGATAATAATGGCTTTACTGCATTACGAACGCTAAAGGAGATAGACGATGCAATGGGTAATGTCCTTGTAGAAGCAAATGATATGTTTCTTCGAAAGGATATAGACGATGTAGCACATGGTAATATTTACTTTGATAAAAATATTGGTTCATCTATTTTCATTAACGATTGGGATGGTAAGGGATGGGAGATAACAGAAATAGGAGCAGGTACATTTGATTCTGGTCGTATAAGAAGTGACCTTTATATCGGTAATCGTCTTGGATCTCCTACTTTTGCCTCTGGATTCCCAAATGGATTTGGTTGGGATTTAGCCCCATATAAACGCTACAATGCTGCTGAAATAGAAGAAGTAAAATGGCGCTTGGAGTTGGATGACTTGATTGTTCGGGGAAAACTTCGAGTGTATGAAATGATAATATCCCAGCTACGTGGCGAGAATGACAATTTCATTTTCGCGGGTCAGATGGAAGTAGCTTATTACGACGAAGTAACACAGCGTATTTACTTTGATACTGGAAAAGGTAAATTATACAATCCTTTTCGATCAGGTGATATATTAATGATGCAACGATTTGATGGGATGCCTACAGTGGAAAACGACTACCAAGTAATCAAACAATATGAACTGCAGGTCGTAGATGTAGGAATTGGACCACTTTCTGATGGGGAAGACCGTTTAGATTGGATCACTTTTAAAAACTTTGTAGGTTCTTTGTCTGATATAGCAAACGGGGATATTCTTACGCGTGCTGATTCGGTAACAGATTCTACCCGTAAGGGAATAGTAAAAATAACGACGATTGACGAGATAGGTGCTCCCTACATGGATGTTGTTTATGGAATGAAAACGAATCCGATGGACAATATCAAGGCCCGCTTTGGAAATTTGACTGGTATTCGAACGAAAAGTGGAATTGACTTAACCGACCAGTGGGGACTCTATGCCAAAGGTGCTTTTATTGAAAATTCAATAGTCTTACTTGAAAATGGAGATACGATAGAGCAAAACTTCGTTGCCATGAATGGCAAATTCGAAAGCCTTATCAATGGCATTCGAAACGATATGTCCACCGAAGGGGGGAATATACTTGTTAATTCTTCTTTCAGCCAAAATACAAACTATTGGACTTCCGCCAACACTGCGCATTTTATTAATGTGAGCGGAGAATATCTATGGGTAGACGGAAGCTTTTATGTAGAAAAAGATGCGGTAGCCGATATTTTTAACGACAACGGTAAAAATGTACTTCGTATCCGGAACACGTACATTTTGCAACAAAATTCCATAATGCGCCTGCCGGAACATACGGAAACACCGGAAGATGGATATACTTATTCATTCGCATTGTTTTATAAGGTTATCCGGCCGGGAACATTATCTGTCGGTGTGCCCGGTACGGGATTATACACGGAAGAACAGTTAACCATATCGGATAGTTATAAAAAGCTATCCAAGGTTGCCAAATGGAATGAAACTGGCGATTTCAAGATACAGTTTACCGGAGAAATATTAATATATGGTGTCTCCTTGTTTAATGACGAGACGGCAGATGCGTTAATACATATGCAGACGCAGATACTACAGACTTTGGATGCTATTAAGTTATTGGCATCTAAAGATTATGTTGATGCAGAAACCGGTAAGATATACACAAAGTACAATGCCGAACTATCCGTCATGGCGCAAGAAATATCGGCAAGGGTTACACAACAGCAGCTTAACACCGCCACCGGAGCAGTGGAAAGAGAATTGAGCGGGCTTATCTCTATTCAGGCCGGACAAATATCTGCTGTTTCTTCAGAAGTAGATACTATAAATAATACAATTAAAAATGCAGGATGGATAACAACAACGGACAGTAATACTCTTTTTGCAAGAAAAGACTCTATAATATCAGTTATTAATCAATCATCTGAAATTACTAAGATCTTATCAAGTAAAGTAGCTTTTTATGCTTACAACCTTAACATGATAAGAAACTCGGGGAATATTACCAATACCACATATTGGAAAGTCACAGGAGCTTCATCATTAGATGTTTCTAATGGCGCTATAATGCTTAATTTGAATATAGATACAAGCAATTACTGGGGAGATATAAAAAATTATAGCTTGGCAGGAATACGATTATCATCGGATAAAAAATACACTGTAAGTTTCCGTATTTCGTCTTCTGTTTCGCAGCAAATATCTATAATGATTGGTCCAGATGGCAACAGGTTGACCAAGAATTTATCCATACCGTCAGGAGTTTCTAAAAACGAATTCACATTTCAAGGCAAAGACGTTGATGCGGAATTTTTCAGGTTGTATTCGCAGACAAGAAGCGTTATTTATATATATCAAGTGAAACTTGAAGAAGGTGAGTATGCAACGGAATGGACTCCAAACCCGAACGATTCTATATATTCTACTGATTCCGATTTGATTGCTGCAATAAATGGTACAACCATATCTGGAGGATTACAACTAACAACACGTATAAAGTTAGGTTTATTATCTGGAAATGTTTGGTCAGAACAAGGAGGAATTTCAGCCAATACTGACAATATTATGCTGTGGGCTGGAGGAACCTATGAACAAGCTAGGTCTGGAATAGCAAAAACAATACTGTATCATGATGGAAGTGGAAGGTATACCGGAAGGATAGAAACTTCTTCTGCAGGAAATAGAATTATTATTGACCCTTCTGCAAAAGCTATGCAGATGATTAATACAGAAGGTTCTTTAATTACGGAATTGAAATTTAACAATATAGCAGGTTATCAATCAAATCCAGCTTTACATATGTATTTACGAAGTACAAATAATGGTAATACAATATATCGATATACTATGGATTATAATGGTTTTGGTGTGTACGACCCTTCTGGTAACATTTTATCAAGATTGGGACCTGGCTTTCTTCTTTTAAAAGAGATACCAACCATTGACCCTAAACAAGCTGGAAGAGTATGGAGAGATAATACAACATTAAAAATATCTGTAGGATAATTATTAATATAAATAAAATTAGTCATGAAACAAGTAAATTTTCAAGAGTTAAATGTAGAGTTTGCAATCAACGAGTTTAAGAATATGGACTTTAGGGCCGATATAGGTAATGCTATTCATCGTCAGGCTGTTAATGTTCCTATGGCTGAACTTGCCCGTAAAATATATTACAGCGATGGGCCTGTAGAGATTGAAGATAAGGACTATGAAACGATGATGACCATAATCGAGCATTCTTTCTCTTTGATAGTTCCTGCCGCTGTAAAAAGAAGTACAAGCGAAGTTGAACCAGTAAAAGATGAAGAAGATGGCAAGTGTTAAGAATCTAACAAACAGCGATACGGTTATAGTCGGAAATTTTAAAATAGACTATAATGCCACTCTGGATTTAATTAATAAGGAGCTGGTATTTAATGCCTATATAACAAGTGTCCTTTATGGAAAACAAGTTGGTGTATTAATTTACAAAACAGGCAAGCAATTCTATCACACATACGACAATGAGCGTGATGTGTCATGGAATGAGACTACGGAAATATTCTCTACGATTATAGGATTAATCAAGGAGAATAATGAAGAATTGGAGAAATTAACAGTAGAAGAATAAAACAATTATGGCAGATATATCATATCCGGTAATAATTAGCAGCGAAGAGGAATTAAATTCGTTGGTTAGCTTAGTGACAGAACGAATTTCTTCGACAGCCAAAGACCCGGGACAATACAGTGAGGTTTCTTCCCTTACCGGTATATCTTCCCTGCCTGTGTTTCAGCAATCCGGTAGCACCTACCGTCTTGTACGTGTGGCAATATCCATATTAAAAGGTGTTGATGGGAAACAGGTAGAGATAAAGGTTGATGCCGATAAGGGGTATATTCAGTGGCGGTATACTGATGGTGAATGGAGAAATCTTATTGCTACGGAGGATTTGAAAGGCAATGATGGTGATACCCCAGTTTTCCGAACCGGTCCTACGGGTATTGAATGGAAATACGAATCGGAAGAGGATACAGCCTACCGGACCTTAGTTTCATACGATGTTTTAAAGCTTAAATTCACCGATTTAACAGAGGAACAAAAGGATGAACTAAAGCTCCATTTCTCGGATTTAACCGAAGAAGAAAAAGCAGAACTACAAAAGCCGGCAACAGATGCAGCCACTGAAGTTCGCGCTGAAATGGTTCAAATCTCCGAAGAAGCGAACCAAATTATAGAAGAGACAAATACCGCTAAAAACGCAGCCATAACAGCTACGGCAAATGCGAAGTCCGTATCTGACCATCCCGGCTATATAGGACCGGATTATTACGTTTACACATGGGACTATGTAACCGGAACTTACAACAAGACAGACACAATTCTTCGTCCTGAAGGGTTCAGTATTTATCGCACATA